GTCTCGTGCTGCTAAGAAACATCGATCCAAGAGCCGAAGCCGCAAGAGCCGAAGCCGCAAGAGCCGAAGCCGCAAGAGCCGTAGCCGTAAGAGCCGTAGCCGTAAGAGCCGTAGCCGTAAGAGCCGTAGCAAGTACTCCTCTGCTGCTAAACGTTGTTACAAGAAAACTCGCAAAGGATCCAAAAAGCGTTCCAAGTGTTTGTCTCGTGCTGCTAAGAAATATCGATCCAAGAGCCGTAAGGCAAGCAAGAGCCGTAGCCGCAAGAGCCGTAGCCGTAAGGCAAGCAAGAGTAAGAGCCGTAGCCGTAAGAGCCGTAGCCGTAAGAGTCGTACCTAAGACGAATGCTCCAACTGGAAAAAGCAATAGATAATTCTATCGATCATTTATTTTTGTAGCCAATAATTTGAGTATCTGTATATAACACAATATTCCTATCATTCAAAAATTGAAACTTTTCTCTTACATGTTTTAAATTTTGCAATGACAATGAACTTTGAATCTTATTTTGAAATATATGATACTCATCGATTATCAACAGAATTAATGATATCGAATGAATCTGATGATACGATTACTACTACACCATCGTTATTATCATCACCATCTTTATACTCCTCATCCTCTTCTTCTATAATGATTGATCAATCAACAGAACAGATACCAAAATCATACTCAAAACCTATTGTTGTAGTTGACAAAATAGTATCTACATCTGATTGTGTACATCATAATATTTTATATTATCAGAATCGTCCTACATGTGCAGATTGTGGTCAAGAATTATTAGGATCGTCACATAATGCTACACCATCATTTAATGATCCAGATCGTTGTTTTATACGACGTAATAAAGATCGTAGTATTTATTCAGATGTTCAACATATGAATATTAGTCAACATGTCAAAGATTTAGCGAATAAAATTTATAAAGACGTTTGTGGAATAAAAGTCCACCGAGGAGCATATAGACGTGCAATTGTATTTGCATCTGTATTCCATGCATACAAGTTAACTGAAAATCCACAGAGTTGTGAAAGTCTTATCCAAATCTTCAATATACAACGTAAAGATGCTTTGAAAGGACTCAAGTTCATTAATGAGCATGCACCTGTTGGTGCTGCACTCAGAACACGATATATTACACCTGCACATCTTATTCGTGAATTCATGATTAAGTTTGATGCAACAAATGAACAAATTGCAGATGTTATTCAATTATATGAAAGTATCAAAGGTAAATCAAGTATTCTAAATCGATCACGACCTCAATCTACAGCAAGTGGTGTAATTTTTTTTTATAAGAAACTAACAGGACGTCCTATTGGAATGAAAGAATTCGTTCAAAAGGTTCAATTAAGCGAATTGACAGTCAACAAAATCTCCAGAGAAGTATCTAGAATTTATGAAATCGATCATCCTCAGAATCAATAAAACTATCATTAAACATTTTTTATTCCGACAACTTATAAATATCAACATGGCTTATGAAAATTATACGGTTAAAGAACTAATCGAAGTAGCTAGATCTCGTGGTATTCCATACTCTGGATATCGTAAAAGCGAACTTATCGCTAAATTGAGAAGATGTCGTGAATCACCACAAGATCCTGATTGTCGGGATCAACGTTATCGGCATAATCGTCGTCAAGAACAACGTCTTCATGATCTCGTAGCGGAACGACGTCGTCAAGAACAACGTCGTCAAGAACAATGTCGAGCTCGTGATATAGTACCAGAGTTTGAGGATTATTTTGCTGCAATGAACTTAACTAATACAGAATCAAAAGATGACGTAAATCCCAGTAGACGACATGTTACTTTTGGAAATGATAATCTAGCATCTTTTCGATCATCCTCACCTGTCTCGCATATATCACGTCATACTCGATCTCCCCCATCTGAATTGAATGAAAGTAAATACTCTCTAAGTGCTGCTACTACTACTACTAGTCCTGAAGTATCTAGACAACAGATTACTTTTGGAAATGATAATCTAGCATCTTTTCGATCATCCTCACCTGTCTCGCATCTATCACGTCGGGTTCGATCACCTGAACGTCAGTTGAATGTAAACCGTGGATCTACTCGTAGTCCATCAAGAATGCGGCAGAGATCCCCATCCATTCAATACTTTAGAGCTTAAAATAGATACTACCAACTACCGGTAATAGAATATGATATATTATGTTTGATATACATTTTTTTTGTATGTCAAAGATTATTGTCAAAAATGAACTGTATAGTAGTTGAGCAATCAAAGAATCCAGATACATTTTTTTTTTCTCGTTAGTCATAAATATTAACATGGCCTACGAAAATTATACCGTTAAAGAACTAATCGACGTAGCTAGATCGCGTGGGATTCCATACTCTGGGTATACTAAAAGGGGACTTATTTCTCAATTGAGAAAATGTCGTACATCTCCACGACCCGCTGATTGTCTGGATCAACGTCGTCGTTATAGTAGATCTAGGAAGTCGAGATCGAAGTCGAAATCGAACTCAATGTTGGAAAGTCTACTCAATTCGATATCCCCGACTCCCGTAGAATCCCCCGAGTCTGTCATACGTCCTCTAGATCCAGGTTATGAGCAGGATTTACCATCTGTTCCAACAGAGGAAAAAGAAGAACCGTACGTCGGGTCTGTAGTAGCCCTATATGTACCTCCAGGTCGACGAAATGTAGAATACTCAGACTATCCCTCGAATTCTTCTATCCGAGAAGATGATGAATACTCAGAGGATCCCTCGATTTCTTCTATTCGAGAAGATGTAGAATACTCAGCTGAATCGAGTTCTACTGGATCCATGACACCCCCGGAATTACTACCATCAGATTCGCGTCTACCACGTCTGACGTACCCGTCTCCATGTACCGGTCTTTTGAAATCGGGTTGCCTTCCTCCTGAGTGTCAATGGCGCAAAAATCGTGGATGTATTCGTAGTCCGCGACGTCAACGATCTGCAACAAGGTCTAGTTCTCGATCGAGGCGTCTTTCACCTCTACCACGTCTGACGTACCCGTCTCCGTGTGCCGGTTTTTTGAAATCGGATTGTCTTCCTCCTGGGTGTCAATGGCGCAAAAATCGTGGATGTATTCGTAGTCCACGACGTCAACGATCTCCAGCAGTATAATTACAAAAGCTAACTTATATCTTGTTATTATTACAATACTTTCAAGCTTTGAACTCATTTTCTCATATGTTTCATATACATTATTTTGTATGTTAAACATCGTTTGTAAAAGAATATTATTCATCATATAATTTTGAATAGAATGGTAATACAGCATTAAATATAAGACCTGATCTTCCTGATTTCCGTGTTACAAGAATTGTTGTTTTAGGTGTGATGGTAGTAGTAGTAGTTGAATCATTTTCAGTTGAATCATTGCCTAGTATTTCAATTCTGTTGATAGTACCATTTTTTGCGATGATAATCATATAATAAGATGATAATGGACGATTTCCTATATTAATGGAAGCACTATTATATCCATCAATTTGCCATAAATATCCAACACGTAATGCATCTTCACGTGTATCCATAGGTTGAACTAATAATGGTGATCCTTGGAAAATCGTTGGATTCCGATAAAACCCTAGTGTGATTGATTCGTGAATAGGTGCGATAGGCATAGGATATGGTTTTGGTAATGTAAGAAGAGATACGAGTTCTGTATGATATTCCTCATCATTTGTAGGAGTTGGGTTTTCACCTGATAATTGAAATATATATGTATGTTTTTGAGGACGAAAATCTTCAGGATCTTCATATATACCATCCATAAAAATTCTATCTCGGAATGATACAATATATCCTGGATTTCGTGTAATCATCAATTGTAATTGATACATCAATCGACTCGCTATATCATCACTTGAACATATAATCCTTCCTGTTATAGACCGGGTTGAATTATTTCCAAGTGTTTCTTTGATTTCACCGTATTTTACAGTTGAATTAATTGTGAATACATTATTGGCTATATCTCGTAAATCTTCAATTGTGATATCTTTGGGTACTTTATTTTGTTGATACATCCATTGAGATGTTTCATAATAAATTTCATTTGTTAATGCACGTGCAATACGTTGTTTTGCTAAGAATCTATAATATAATGATTGATTTTCACCTGGAATCATAATCGATTCTGCTGTATAGATTCGTGCACTACAAACTCCTCTTCCAAGTGATCCTTCAACATATTGAATTGAATACATCAATGAAAATGCATTTAGTGATCCAGAATCATATGCTTGTTTTGATAATCTGACTGCAATTGTAGTGGATACACTTTCAACATGTCCATCGTAGATTGGAAGTATCATAGGTGCTAATGGTGATGTATCTATAGTAAATATTCCATATTCCCATTCTATGAGTAATCGTCGACATTTACCATATCCATCAATCCATTGTGCTTTGACTATCCATCCGATTGGCCATGACCATACACGTGGTGATGGTATATACAATATATCACGACGATATACAGTTGTCCATTGATCCCATACATTCCATAAAAATCGATGTGCAGCATTTGTTGAATATGGTGGTACTAATTGACGTGCACGGATTAGTGTCGGATAAGGACGTGATACAATTCGTTGGAATAATACATGACTAGGTTCTACTAAATCCTTTTCCACTTGAATGACAAGTTCACAATGTGGGTACTGTAGATTTTCAGAGACAGCTCCTGAATGTACAAATAATATAATTGTCGGATACTCAGGATTACGTTGGTGTTTGAGATATGCATCATATGATGGTGGTATTGCTAATTCTCCTACAGATGTTATATTTTTTTGATGACAAATCAGTAAATGACATTCAAAATACTCTTCAAGAACATTCATCCATGATATAGGATCTAAATATGTTTCTGTATCATTCATTTGAACTTGAAGATCTTCCACAGATAACGTCCAAAATGATTGAAGTGCAAGTGCAAGGAGTTGTATATTAGATGCTATAGCACGTCGATGTTCAATAAGGACTGATTCAGTCGGAATGCCTCCAACTGGATTTAATGCATATACAATACATGCTAAGGCAGCATTCGGAGATATATCTGTACCAATACGTATGAAGACTGTATCTGTATCTACAATTGCAGCATTCAATAATTCAGCGATTAAAGAGGGTTCAGAAATCACTTTATCAGGGAATCTGCCAGCTTCTCCTGCAAAGATTCGTTTTTGTGTCTTTTTCATATATACAGCAGTATTAGATTTACTATCGTCAATTTCAGATTCATCTGTAGTAGTTTGATAATATTCTTTCATATTCTTCGAATTCTGTGTATCGCGAATAAAACAACATGGTTGTTTTCCTAATACTGTATTCGGATTATTGACAAGTCCTATATAGGAATATTTCTCAGATTCACATCCATAATAGCGTGGTTGTACAACATCATCATTTTTAGGGAATTGAATAGCACGGTGTCCAGTTTTACCTTCCCATTGAATGACTTGATCCTCTGGAATAATGACAGGTACACGTTCTGCTGGTTGACATCGGACTGCATATCCACCACCAAATACAAGAGGATCAATACTACGAAGAAATAGTTTACTTATACGAGATTGTGATCGACTTGTATCATTTTCAGGGGGTTCAGTTTCAATCTCAAAGATATCATAAAGTATAGATGTGTTTTCACTATGTAATGTATATAATCGGAATAATCGTCCTATAAGTCCAAGAAATCGATTAATATCTTGATCTGTATTTGCTTTATGAATCCGAATTTGAGTATATTCTGTATTTGGTGGAAATATATCATCTAATCCAGCAATAGATCGTTTCAAAGCACCTACAGTATCATATATCTGATCAGATCCTTCAGACATTGGATGTCGAAAAAATACACGATGTGCACCCATATATGGATCAATAATAGGACGATTATCATTAATCGCAAGCATTGTTCCAATCTCCGGTAAATTTAACATTAAATCTGCAAGTATAGGCCATACATAAACATTTTCAGTCCCACAAAATCCACCAGGATATACTAATAATTCATTCACATTTCGATATGGAATATTTTCTCCAAGAATTGTTTGTAGTATAATATTTGAATCCCATACTGCTGTCGTTGTACGACTTACTTCAAGAGTGAATTGAGATGGTGTCAATGATTTGATTGTAATCTTTTTGAATGTTTCATTACGTATGGATTGGATTCGATATTGTAGAATAATCGTATCAATCGATTGTAATTGAGAAGAAATAGAAGAAATAGGAATTTCATCTGGATTTGTTTCAGAATAAACTTTAATCATATCACCTAATATTATGATAGGTATAACAGATGATACAGATAATACATCAAAAAGACCTGGTAATGAAAAGGATGCTTCAAAAGTAAACTGATGAACAGCACGATCTTGAATGAATGGTGTAAATGGAATCGGATCAAGTTGATCAAGTAATAACATATATGCTACTATATTATCAGTCTGTTTTTTGAAAAAAGCGACATCCTGTTCGAATGTATCATGAATACTCAAACGAACATCATATTTAGATTCCAAGTCATGCTCATCTTCTCCATATTGTGATAATGGTGAATGTGATTTTACCCATCGATATACTAAAATATCATCTGTAACATTACGATCTGAATATTGATTCGCAATACTTAATAATTCAGATAAATTCGAAAGACGTCGTGCTTCAGATGCAAGATCAATTACAGTGATATTAATCATATCAGATTCATCTGATACAATCAGATTTTTAGGCCATCCTACAAGAAATTTAGGAAGTGTTCCAAGTCCAACTGCAGCACGTGAAAATAATGTATGAGATGTATCAAGAAATGTACTCTGGATATCAATAGAATCTGTTAAAGTCGATACACGATACATTCTAAATGATATTGAAATAATTTCTGTCTTTCAATATATTTTTAACTAGAATTCATGTATAATTTTGTTATGGTAAATCAATATTACTATTACTCATACTACGAAGTCGATCAAATGTAGATGAACTTTGATGACCATTCCCAGGAGTGCTCATTAATGTTTGATTTGAAGATGGTCGTGATAATTGAGGAGGTACCCGATTTGATGAGGGTAAAGAGGATGAGGGAGATGAGGGAGATGAGGGAGATGAGGGAGATGAGGGAGATGAGGGAGATGAGGGAGATGAGGGTGGTAACGACGACGAGGGTGGTTTTGGGCCATATAAGATTTGGTCACGTAACCATCGACCTACTGTATAAAATACTGCGAAATAAAAGATAGGTACCATAATATGAGACATTTGAGGAGATTCCATATTTAACCATATCGTTTGAATCCCAAGTATATAATGTAAAATGAATGATACCAAGAGTGATGCAAGAGATCCTGCAATAACAAATCGAATATGAATGTCACCTATTTTACGAGGAACAAATCCAATAAGACTATAGGTTAATGCAAATAAAAGACCTGATAAAATAGGAATTATGACAAAAAGAGTAGATACATCTAAACGAGATTGATCCTTTTCATTTTGAGTCATATTTCTCCATGCGTATGTAAGATACATATACGGATAGATGGTGACAAATAACGAGCTACCAATAACAAAGTGTATTAATTCATCGCTCATTATATTAGATGGATTATTCCTTATTTTGTATAGGCGGAAAAAAACTCTTTAGTATAGAGTAAATATATCATCCTTCATATTATGGCTTTACCTATAATTAATTTATTCCATATGTTCTTTGTCGCACCACTCTTTCTATGGCTTAGTCAACATGGTTCTCAGCCACTTTCTCAAAACACTCAGACAGCATTCTTTGTACTTGCTATTGGTCTCTTTTTATTCCATGCATCAATTGCATACAAAAAAAGCATGATGTAATGTAGAAACCATATAAAGCTCGTTTCAATCCACGACAAATCAAGCATGAATTACAAACATCATAATTCACAACATTATCATATTCGTGAACTTGATCTTGATATGATACGTCCATCAGCTCAGGATATTGATATGGATACAAAAGGACGAGGTATGAAATTGACTGTTATTGGTAAACCTGGTACTGGTAAAACACATTTGATTACAAGTATCCTTTATGCTAAACGTCATTTAATTCCTTGTAGTATGGTTGTTAGTGGAACTGAAGATAGTAATCATCATTATTCAAATATGATTCCATCTAGTTTCATTTATAATCGTCTTGATCTAGAAGATTTAACACGATTTATTAGTAGACAAAAAGTTGCACTCAAATATGTTAATACAAATCCTTGGGCATTATTATTACTTGATGATTGTATGGATGAACCAAAACATTTCAATAATAAAGTCGTTCAATACTTGTATAAAAATGGACGTCATCTAAGTATGTTATATATCTTATCATTACAATATTGTATGGATATTCGACCCGCTATTCGGAATAATGTTGATGGGACATTTATTCTACGTGAATCCAATATTATTACACGTGAGAAAATCTGGAAAAATTATGCGGGTATTATACCAGATTTCACATTATTCTGTTCACTTATGGATCAATTAACAACTGATTATACTGCATTATATATTCATAATGCAGGTGAAGCAAATAATCTGGAAGATTGTGTATTTTGGTATCGTGCTCCACGTGTTATTCCACCATTTAGAATGGGATGTCCTGAATTCTGGCAATTCCATTATGATCGATATAATGAAGATTATGAAGATGAATTGAAATTCTAAATCGAATTATAAAATTAGATTGAATAGATTTTGGTCAACACAAAAAAAAACTATTCAATCTAGGTATCATCAATTCAATTAATTTTCTAGTGGTAATTGTTTGAGTTTCTCAAGAAGTGATGGTCCTCCTGATCGGGTTCCACTTCCGGAACTAGTACCTCCATTTCCAAACATTTTACCACGATTTTCACGTATAATATACATAATACCTGCTACAAGTAATGCGGCAGCACAAAATGCTAATACACGTGGTGTCATACCAAGAATCATCTCTGATGAATCACCACCACCTCTACTCGTCTCATTCTCGTTTGGAGTACTTTCTGAAATTGTACTTGGAGTGATATACTCAGGATAAGGTGTTAATTCAACTTCAACAAGAATAGCTATAGGTTCAGATGATTTTAATACTAGGAAATAATTGTCATATACATTTTGAGATGTTTCAATCTCACCTGACAGAATACCTGGTGCTTCTTGATAATCAAGTACACCCTCTTGATTCAATGTCTTTTGACTTACAACTACTGCTTGGAACTCTTTTCCATTTTCACTAGCAGCTTGAAATCGAAGATGGAAATTAACAGCATCTTGATTCAAATCAATTAATTGTCTCATAGTGGATACTTGAACAGTCTGACTACTACGAATAGAATTCCCTGATGGTTGAGGTTGTTGAGGTGGTTGTTGAGGTGGTTGTTGAGGTGGTTGTTGAGGTGGTTGTTGAGGTA